CTACTTGTATGTTTTTAGTTGTTGAACCGTCTACCAATCTTTCAAACTTCATATGCTGAAATGGTGCAACTATCTCATATGTGTTATTGTTACTATCTAGTACCTCACCACTATTATATGATATTGCACCCCAGTCTCTTTGATTTATTTCTCTGTGCTGTTTAGCTAATATGTTTTCTGTATCCTCATATTTAAATACAATTTCTCTGTAGGGTAACGCTTTGTTTACACTTTTTGTAGTAGAATCTACAAACTCAGTAATGTTTCTTACGGTGCCTCCAGTATAAAAACTATCTAATGTTTTAACAGTAATTTTACCATCTTCCTCAATAGCAGTTAAATTAAATAATTTAAATAAACCTGACAGAAAATCTATAACTTTCATTTCAGGTATATTGTCCTGTATTAAAAAACTTGTATCAACTCCAGGTATGAGAAAAGATGCATCAACGTTACTTGTCGTAATACTTGTGCTTGTATTTGTATCAAATACGTCAATAAGAATAAAACTAAATGATGTTACTGTTTGCTGTGCCGTACTTGTAAATCTTAATTCATAATTACCATTACCTAATTGATACGTTCTACTTTGTCCTGTTTGTGACGGTGTCCAAGTTGCATATTCAATATCACCAGTATTTATGTTATTAATTTCAACTTGTATGTTTTGTGATATTGTACCAAAATTTATTGTTAAAGCAAATTGAAAATTTTGTGTTGATGATAAATTATATATTTCAAAACTTGATTGTCTTAGCACTAAATTATTTTCGTGGTTGTTAGTTGCGTTGTCATATGTCTTTCCTGATTGTTGATTCGGTATATAAACAGAACCAAAACCGTCTACTTTTTTACCTGCATTCCTTTGACAAAGCATATACAAATTGTAAAAGCCAACATTTGTTGTACTAAAAAAATCTGTGCTAAATAAAATTTCTTTGTTATTGTTTCTAGCTTTTATACTCTGTGATTTTTCTATTGCTTTTATAATTAAGTATAATCTTATACTAAAAGTTAAATCTTTAAAATAATAACCTGATAAAGCAGCGTTACCTGTATTTAAATTACCACCTGATTTATTTACTTCTTCATCTGTTGTATTAAAATAAGCTACTGTAGCAGAGGATGAAAAAAAAGCTCTTTGTGTGTTACCTATAAGTGCGGTAACAAGCGGTATAGGATAAGCTACACTATCTACAGTTACACTACCAGTTCCAGAACTAGACATACCTGTAATCAAAGATGATGATGTATAGGTAGTATCAAAATTAGACAACCAGTCTAAGTCTGATAATTTAAGATCACCTAATATATCTTTTAAATTTAGTGAACCAAAAAAAGTAACTCTATAATTATTTGGTCTACCATTTTTTAGATCTACACCCTCTAACCTTAGCTTACCTTGTTGAAAGGGCAAACTATTTAATTCTATTTTTGCTTGTACTTTTTTTCTAGCATCAAAAGCATAATTTACATCTTGCGTAAAGTTTTCGTAATGTTTAAAAAACTTGTTGTTTGTTTTACTAGCAGGTATGCTAAATGTTTTTGTAAAGTTTGTAAATATTTTACCAGGATCTTTTACATCCTGAACAACTTGTGTAAGAGATATTGTTTCGTTACCAAATAAATCTAATCTTGTAAAATTTACATCTCCTGTATGCTTAACTAAAAGTTCAATATTGTTCATTACCTAATATTTGAAATCATATCAAAGGCATACTCTGCCGTAATTGTATATTGTATAAGTTGATCGTTTACTCCTGTTTTAAATCTTTGCGTATTGCTTGTGATGTTTATTGGTGTTGTTTTAGAATCTTTATATATCCACACCTGCTCACTAACTAGTAATTGTTTGAAGGCTTCATTAACGGTATCAAAGCTCATTGGTGGTGTATTTAAAATTAGTGTTTCGTTTGCTAATGTATTATATATTTGTTTTGAGTGTTGTGCCGTACTATATCTAGAGTTAGAATCTAAAATACTTCTTTTAAAATTTGTTGTTTCTATGTTTATGTTTTCAGTTGTTTTACCTGTAAAATAAAAATCTTGTAAAGCACCATACTTATTTACAAATGTAACTTTATACGCTTCGTGTTTTGTACATACTCTGTCAATAGTGAAAGTTGTACTAATTACAGTTTCTGTTGTATCACTGGCAGAAAATGCTTGATATACTATTGATGATCCATTCCAATATGGTATTTGTCCTGCTGTGTTTTGAGGTGCGTATATAACTGTGTTGTCTTGTAACACATCATTCGTTGCAACCGTCTTTGCACTATTCTGACCTGTACCTAGACCTTCCATAAATTCAAAATAACCATCAAGACCTGTGTGCGATATACTTACAGGAGTACCAACTGTGACTGCTGTTTCACCTGCTGCTATCTCATCAAGTGTTTTACTTTTAAATGTAAGCGTACCTGTTATTGCGATTGTTTGACTTGAATAAGTATTATTAAATGTAATATCTAAATAATCTCTACATAAGTCTGCAATTTCAAATGCAACTGATCCAGTAGTACCAGATAAGTTTGAATCTTTACTCATAGTTGTAATCACAGTACCACCAACAGATAATTCTAACGTTGCACTTTTTGCTGTGTTACCGCTATCCTGTGCTTGACTATGATATTCGTAATATGGACTTCTTAATAATATTGTTGCCATTAGTTTATTCTTTTTATTAGTTCTGCCTCTACCATACTGTCAATCATTTCTATTAACATATCATCTGCAAATATATCTTGTAGCTCCATTGGTAATTTTTTATATTCATTAACAAATGGTATAGTAAAGAAATTATTTGCTCTTATACCTTTTTCATAAATTGATTTAGCTAGTACATATGCTATTTGATTATACTTACCTTTTGCAAACTGTCCTTGTGCATTTCTAAATCTTATATTTCTAGCTTTTGCCCAACCTTCCAATGCCGTGCTTGGTGGTCGTTTAGTTGTAAATTTAAAAGGCGTGTTCTTGTTTACTCTATAATTACTCTTTGTACCTTTTACACCTTTGTCTATGTAATCTCCATAATCTTGCATAAACAAACCATATGCAAGTCCTGCATCATTTTCAAACAGCTTTTGATATTTTATACTATTGTATAATTTCTTTGTGTTGTTTATTGTTCTTTTTTTTCTTTGCAGCTTTGTACCCTTAGTAAGATTTTGCCTAGCCTGTTTTTTTACAGCCTTAAAAAAATCTTCTATTCTTGCGTTAAACTTATCTGAGAATACTAACATATATTTAAATCGTTTCTAATTTCTATTGTTAAATCTGCATTCCAACCTGCAAGGTTATTTTCAAATCTATCTGCAAAAGGTTCACAAACTGGATCATTGACTAATCTATAACCAGTAGTATGTAAAGTACCAAATCTTAATTTTTGCATAAGGTTATTTAGAACACCAAGCTGTGTATTTAAAATATCTTGCTCATCTGTGTTTTTTCTAAACTTATCTGTTTCTTCTGACTTGCTTGTATCTTTTATATCCATAACAAGTACAGTCATATTGTATTGTAGTGTTTGCTCAGTTACAGTTACATTGTTTACAATAAAATGTGCAAGAGGAAATATTGTTTGTTTACCTAAGTCTACATCTGATATATCTCCTATTGTTACTGTCTTAGTAATTGAGTTGCTTAGCAGTGCACTCTCTATAGTTTCTGATACTAAGTAATATGATCTTATTGCTGTGTTATCTGACATTTCTTTTCATTTCTATTTTTTCTATATCGTTTTTTTCTTTCAAATACATCATAGCCATCAATGCAGTTTTTAAATCTTGTTCGGTGATATCTTTGAACTTTGTAATATCTCCTTTAGCGAGTTCGTAAATTGCTGAATACCAACCCCACCTTTGGTTGAACTGGTTTCTATTTGAGAAAGGTTGTTCCACTGTTCCTCCTCCAAATAATCCATCAAATTGCTTGACAAGTCTATCCCTAAATTGTAAAAAAAAAGCAGGGAACTAAAACAAACATCAAGCGGCATCTTCTTCATTATATCGGTATCACTGGCTTGATATTCTTTTATTTGATATTTACCTTTCTTACTAATTGTTATTGGTCTGTATAAAACATTCATAGCAAGGTGCATATCTTTCCATTCTTTCATATAGCTTTCTAAGTCTACAAACTCTCCAAGTGTTATTTCTTCTAAGTTTGGTATGAACCCATACTCTATTTCGTTATACCAGAATCTTTGTATTAGATCTGGTTTTGTTTCTAATATTTTTATAATGCTTTGAGATATGTCGCTTACATCAGATACTTTTAGTTTGAATGTATCTTTTAAATCAAGCCCACAAAATATCTCAATCATTTTTTGAAATATAAATGTTTGATCGTCATTTTGATTCTGTATATCTACAAACCTCTGATACTGATGTAGTGTCATATCAGACAAAGTTGTAGGAACTGTGATTGTAAGTTTCATATTTATATAATACAAAACTACACTTTTTTTCAAAAAAAAGAGGGCTGCTCAAAACCCTCTAACAATAAACCAAATTAACTGAAATGAAAAAAAAACCTAATTAATGAGCATTTATATTTTTAATATTTGTTGTTGTACTTCTTGAAAGTCTATATCTTTTAGGTCTATGTCCAATACTTTATGTTTATATGGATCGTGTATTGCGTCCTGGATAAATAAGTCCTCAAACTGCGATATGTCTAATGTCTTTAGAAAATCTAAATCGTAATGACAAAATACTTTGTTTATCGCTATGTCTGTAGGTCTGCTCATAGTATGCCCATAGCTTTATCTGCTATGTTTTGCAAAATTACAAATAGGATAACTAAAATCCAAATTGGTAAAATGTAAACGCAAAAGTTAAATAAGTATGTTTTTATTTTAGAAAGGTAACGGTTCATCTTTTAAATTTTCAGTATTATTAATATCAGCAACACAATTATCTCTTGAATCAGGAGATAAAGTAGATGCTATTAAAAAAGCTGCTAAGTGCTTTCTTTGGTACTCTGGTAGTTTCAGCAATGTTTCTAAAACATCATCTGATAGTATTTCTTTTGTAAAATTCATTATGAAGCTAATATACAACAATATTTTATATTATCAAATTTTTTTGATAACTTTTTTTTTATTACATTAGCAATATGATATACGATTTAAAAAATATGGAGACTTCACAAGTCAAGGGTGAGATCGTAACTGCGGCACAGTTTATACAAGCAGCTATGGAAGAGCTTAGACTTAGAGAGTCCTCTAACGAATAGCATACTTACCATAATTAGGTTTGCTCATTAGGCTATAGGTTGCATACCTGGTAGCATCAGGAATATGATCGCTGCCCTCGTTTGGAATATTTGTAAGTCTACCTGCTTTATCTTTTTTCCATCTATAATCTCTAAACTCTCTTATTGCATTTGTAGAACTTTCTGTAATCATTAGCTTATATCTTTTTAATAAATCAATTCCTGCCATAATACTATTCTGACCTTTTACACTAGGTCTAATATTATTGCCCATTCTTTTAAGTTCATCTATTAGTCTTACCTCTGCACTATCACCAAAGCACAAAGTATTGCTTGTATTCTTTTCTAATAAAAACTTATGTATATCACTTGTGGTCATCATAGTTCTATACAGTAATTCGTTAATGTAAAGTGTGTGGTCTAATTTATAAACCTCTACTGCACAAGTTGGATCATTAGTGTAGCCAAAGTCTATACCAATAGATAATAGTTTGGCTTGTTCTGGTATATTAGTTACAGTACCAAATGTAAATATTTGTGTTCTTGATAATGCTCTCTCTCCAAGTCCAAATACTTGCCAATATTCCTCGTCAGTTTCTTTTAATCTTTCAAGCTCTGTAATAAGTCCTTTATCTATAAATGGATTATCCTTATATGTAGTCTTATAAAATATTACATCATCTCTAACAAGAACTTTGTCATATATCCAATGTGTGCTTTCTGATGGATTATAGTCAATTACAATTTTGCCCTCTGTTCTAAATATTAATTGTTGCCAACTCTCCCAGTCAATCTCATTAGCCTCGTTTATAAATAGTAAGTTTCTTTTCCTCCCCCTAATCTTAGCAGGTTGATCTAAAGATATAAATTCTATAATATTATTGTTTAGTATATATTCACTGTTTGATTTGTTATGTTTTTCTTCATCATACAATTCATACTTGCGTAGTATCTCAAAAAAATCTCTCATAACTGTAGCCCTGAGACTTGGCATTACTCGTCTTGTGATTGTAATAATTTTACCTGTGTTTATACTACAATAATCAAATATAATCCACATTAACAGGTTCATAGTTTTACCGCTTCGTGAGCCGCCCTGTTCAATTAATATTTTCTTGTCTGATCTATAAAAATTATAGCCGTGATTGAATACTATGTTAGTTTCAACTCTTTGTGTCATTGTCTAAGACTTTGACTTCAAATATAGGACTTTCTTGTTGTAGATTTATATCTTGTGTTTCTCTTGGCTTACCTGCAAAGTAATGATAGAATAATTGTACAAATTTAAAGTCTCCCTTTTCTACACCATCTTTAAGTGCAAGGTAAGCTGCATCCTCTAATGGTGATAACTTCTCTATTAAGTTTACCTCTTGTGCTTTTGATTTTCTACCTGCTCCTTGTCTTTTACCTCCGTGTGTCATCTCTTTTTACCTTGACCTCTGTATTTCTTTTTATATCCTACTTGTGATCTACTAGCATTCTTACTATGAACGCCTGGTCTTTTCTTCTTTGGTTTAAATATATATGTACTTATTACTCGCCTTGCCAACTTGAAAAAACT